TTACTTGCCCACAATTTGCCCACGAGATTTTAAAAACTCGTCATATTGGTTTACGGCAGTTTCCTCTATGGATTTTGTTATGTGAAGATATACATTTGCAGTCATGTCTATAGAGGAATGCCCTAAACGCTCTGAGACATATTTAAGATTCGCTCCACTTTGTAATAGATGAACGGCATGTGTATGCCTAAACCCATGTAAGGTAATATATTTAAAATTCCCTTTTTTACAAGCTTGTTGTAAGAACTTGAGAGTTGATGGATGTAACATACAGGAATTATCTTCATGTGTGAATATGAAGTTATGGTCTTTATAATACTTTCCGTTTTTTAAAATTTGTTTGTTTTGCTCTAATTTCATTTTCTTTAAATGAGACATAGTAGATGGATCTATAGAAATAGTTCGTTTGCTACTTTTATTTTTAGGTGGTCCGAATATGATACCTTCATTTCTTTTGGTGCTGAGCAATGTTTTATTAACGAATAGTTTTTGTTCTTCGAAATCTATATCTTCCCATTGTAGGGCTAGACATTCGCCAATACGCAAGCCTGTTCGAGATAGAAACATAAATAGTGAATAATATTTAAAGCCCCCTTTTTCTTTGAGAATGTAATTTAAAAATTGTTGTAGCTCGTCTATGTCATAACATTTAATTTCATCTTGTTTTGGGTTGATGTGATTTGTTCTTAGTTTGATTTTTGTAGTAGGGTTTTTTTCTAATATTCCAAGTTCATTTACAGCTGTATCTAGCGCGTGGTGCATTGTGACATTGATTGTTTCGACTGTTTTTTTACTGTATTTTTCAAGTAAGTTATTAATAAATTTTTGATATTTAATTCTTGTTAATTCTTTTAGTTTGAGTTCTCCAAAAGCAGGTAAGATGTGAAGTCTAATGTTTTTTTCATACACCGTGTAAGTTCTCGGAGACACATTGCCTTTTTTGAAAGTATTTAACCATTCATACATATATTCGTTGAAAGTGACTTTATTATCTTGAATATTCCCGCCATTGGCTATCCTCTCTTCAACTTTAGCGGCAGCTAATTGAGCTTCTTTTTTTGTTTTAAAACCACCTCTTGAAGTTTCTTTATATTTTCCCATCTCTTTATATCTAATACGATACTCCCATTTGTCATTTCTCTTTCTAAAGCTGGCCATTGTATTCCACTCCATTCAATATAGTATCTAAAGAGAACTTACGTTCTGTTTTGGTGTAAAAATATATAGGTAGATTCCTAAATAAAGCGTTCCATTTGTTTAGGAATCCCATAATACTTTAATAACTCTTGTTTGGTGTGAATATAGTAATCATGATGACTTCCATCGATAAGAAATCTTGTTGCAAAATAATTTGCTTCAGCCTCTATACGGATTTCAGAACAAAGAGATACCGAAGATAATTTCGGTGTATTCTCGTCTGGGTGAAAGATAGCATGTCCCAATTCATGAAAACATGTAAATACTTGATTTTGGTATGAAAGCCGTTCATTAATATGTATAAAAGGGATGCGAGATACCTTGTGATAGTATCCAAAAATATCCCCTAAATCTTCGGTGATAACAATAATACCTTTTTCTTCAGCAATAAGAAATGGATCTCTGGTGTGATATCGTCTAAGTAGTTCGTCTATTTTTAAGTTGATTTGATACTTTGAAACCAATTAGATCCACTCCAATCAATCTTCACTTCTGTATTTTTTAGGTGTGAATTTCTTTTTAGCCATTTGTTTTCCTAATCTAAGAGCATTCTCTAACGAGATGAGTAGTAATTGTTTTGTTTCCTCTGACATTGGTTCAGCCCCTTTAGAAAATGCAAGAGCGTCAGCATTCCCCATATCCTCTATTAATTCCTCTAATTTCTTTTGAATGTCTTTTTCATCTTTTTCTGTAAGCTCCCAATATTTCTTTTTTGTTCTTCCTAATAGGTAATCAGTTGAAACATTAAAGTAATCTGCCACTTTTTGCAGAGTGTCTGATGAAGGGGTTTGTTTCTTCCATCTATACAGACTATTTTTCCCCATCCCTAAGGTCCTTTCTAATTCAGAAATTGATATTTTTTGTTCTTCAGCTAGTTTTTTTACGATATCAAAAGTAGTCATAGCAACCATCCTTACGCCTACGAACAAAAATCTATGCAAAAAAATAGATAAGTGTTGACATCTATCGTTCGCGATAGTAAACTGTGTTCATAAGCTAATTATTTAGCTACAAAAAAACACCACAAAGAAAGCCTGTACAAGATACGTTCCCCAACGTCAAAAAAGGCTATTAATGTAGGTTTGTTTAGCTATGTCTTTATTCTATCTTTCTCGATAGAAATAGTCAATAGTTAGCTAAAAAATTAGCTAAAAAAAGAAAAAGGGGGTGAACTTATGGAGAATACATTTGGAAAGAAAGTGAAAATGTGGCTGTTTGTAAATGACATGAAACAAGGAGAACTAGCAAAAATGCTAAATATTTCTGGGCCATACCTATCAGATATTTTGTTAGGAAAACGAGAAGGTAAAAAAGTGAAAGAAAAAATTAATCGAATTTTAGAAAAAGAGGTGACTTCATAATGGCAGCGACGGTACAAGTGATTGTGGATGATAGTTATTTACAAAAAGAAGTTTCTCGACAAGTAAATGAACGTCTATCTGATATAGGGGTTGGAACTTGGTGGGATATGAAGCGACTAAAATACGAGACAAGTAAAAGCTATGATTGGTTAATGGAGTATGTGGTAACTGACCCACGTGTGCAAGCTTTTGCGAAGCAAAAAAACAATCGTTGGTTATTTAAAGCAAAAGAAATGAGAGAGTTTCTTGATACATTTTTTGAGGAATTATAAGGAGGAAATAAAAATGACAGATCAATTAACAGTAGCAAACGAACTAAACATTTTAGGACAACAATATATCGCAGGATATCAATTCACTGGAATCGAGGGTGGTTTTGGTGAAGGGAAGAAAGCAATGTTAGTTAAAGAGATCGCCGTAATTCATGGGCAAGAATTAAAAGAAGTGAATAGACGAATTAATGATAACAGAAAAAGATTTAAAGATGGCGTAGATATTATCGATTTAAAAGTGGGTGGGTTTGAGCCACTGAGTTTTACGAATTTAGGATACAGCAAACAGTCTGTTGCTAACTCGAAAAACATTTATCTCTTATCCGAACGAGGATACGCAAAACTTTTAAAAATTCTCGAAGATGATACAGCATGGGACCTATACGATCAATTTGTAGATGGTTACTTCAATATGAGAGAACAACAGCCACGAGCAATGAATGCGAAAGAAAGTATCTTAGCTAACATGCAGGCGACAATCTTACTAAACGAAGAAGTTTCAACTATGAAAGAGGATATGAACTCTGTTAAAGCGGATGTTAAAGACCTAAAAGAGAATACACCCTTGTATGCCACTGAATGTGATGAAGTTGTAAAAACAGTGAATAAAACGGTGGTTCGATTATTAGGCGGTAAGCAGGCGAATGCATATCAAAATAAAAGTACTCGAGACAAAGTGTATAAGGATATATACCGAGAATTACGTCGTCATTTTGACGTGAAGAGTTATAAGGCTATTAAACGTCGTTACTTAGAAGCGGCGAAAAAGAAAATTGTTGAGTATGAACTACCTATTGTATTGTTCGAAGAAATTACAAGGGTAAACAATCAGCTTGCAGCGGAAATTTAATCTATATGCTAAACGAGAGGAGAGAGAGAAGTGAATAAAGATAATTTAAAAGATAAAGTTAAGGAAGTATTTACAGCATTAGAAGGACTAACATATATGCAATGGCAAGTAATTGAGAGAGAAGTCAATAATGAGTATAAAAGACTAGCAAATAAAAACACTCTCGTTAGTAGAGAGTGCTTTACAAAAAATGTTATTGACGAATCAGACTTGCATTCTGTGACGAATGAATATAATAAGAAAATTATTGATGTTCATCCACATGGAGATTCTATTAACCAAAATACAGTTCAGCAAAGAAAAGTTAGTGATACTAATTGAAAATAGTATTGTTTAGATAATCCCAAGCACTTTGAGGCAACCAACCTTGTTTATTGTTTTTTATTTCAATAATCAAGAGAGTGTCATCATCATCTAGGTTTACTTTTATCTTTTCAAAAATTTGTTGAGTTGTTTCATCTGTTTTAATAATCCAAGTAGAGTCTAAGTAATGCCAATAATGTTCGTACGACTTAAGAGATTCATATAATTCGTTGTATTTTTTACCAGATTTGTTCAGATCATATGAAATTAGATACGCAGTCATGAATACCACCTCCTTCCAAATTACTATTCTACTATATTATGGAAGGGGAGTCATCTTAAAAAGGAAAGTGAGGATTATTATGTATAAAATTGTATTAAACCCAAAACAAACTCAATATATGGCGGACGTAATTATGGAGTTTATTCCTAAGTATGGAATCGAAGCGTTTATAGGACCTAAAAACAAGGAGGGTAAGGAAAGTGATGTATCTCAATCTAAATTACCAGAACGTAAAGGCACTAAATCATGACGAAATGGGCTTAGTTGAAATGTATGTACCAGAGGAAAGGGGGAGAGATTATGGAAGAAAATAATCAAGATTTAATGGAAATATTATCAGATTTACAGAGTAGAGTTAGCAAACTAGAGAAAGAACTTGAAACTAAAGTGTCTCAGGCCTCACTATTAAACAATTTGATCCAAGCTCTAAAAATAGCGTCTGGACGAAAGTAGCTATTTACCTTGTAATAATGTTTCCGGTAATTTCCACGGCAATATTATCAGTGTTAGAAGAGTCGAAAGAATGTTCTTGTACTGTGGAAGCTATCGCTTTTAACTTGTCTAATAATTCTTGGGAGTAGATTTTGTCACAGTTAGAGCATTGTATTTTTTCTTTCGTTGTTAATCTAGAAAATTCAACGAAAAATATAGTATTACAATCACACCAAATTTTAAATTCCATTATATCATCTCCAATTCCAATATTCGTCCAGACAACGAGTATTATAACAGATTTGGAATATTTGATAAGGAATGGGAAGGAGAGAATAAACTATGTCGAAAATTGTAGTTAAACCACCAAATATCCCAGAGAAAACAAAACGCGAAATGGCACTTTGGTTCCAGAGAAATTGCCCGGAGTTCTTTGCTAGAAAATGCGAGGAACTCCGGAAGAAAAAGGAGGCTGAGAAAAATGATGTATCTCAATCTTAATTATCAGAACGTAAAAGTAGCTGATTATTTAAGATTACTACGTATGTATCACTGTGCAAATAATGAAGATAAACGTCGGATTGAAGTAAGGATGTTTATTTTAGATAAGCTAATTAAGAAGGGTGAGAAAGTTGGCTAAAACAGAAGAACAGAGGCTCATTGAGCAAATGAACCAAACTGTTAATAACCAATGGAAAGCGATGTTAAAGAATGACGAACAGGGGTTTAAGTACTTTGCTAAAGAGCATCTATATCTAACTAAAAAGTTGGAACTACTAAAACTAGAGAAAGAATTAACGGAAAATTTAAATAACTATCTTGGTGAAAAAAAGAAACCCACGGCAATGGATTCCTAAAATAAAAAAATCGCAGTTAGTATATCACATGAGGTGGATATATGAAAGAACTATATGAAAATCGCTTGTATAAAAAACAAATAAATATAGCCGTAGAGAACTTAAAACGCATGTCTGAACAAGAAACAGATAAGTTAAAAAAACTTGATATCGATTATGTCATTACGGTATTAACCAATAAACCACATGGCAGCATGCCGTTCTAGGAGGATATGAAATGATGAATGATCAGTTAGTTTTAATGTATTGCAAGGATGGAGTTATTTATCCAGTAGCCCTAACAAAGGAACAACAGGAGATGTTACCTTTTGTCGGAATGATGTTAGGTGAAATCAAAGTAGTGGGAGATAAACCACAGGGGCAAGCTATTAACCTATTGGGAGGGAAAAACTAATGAAATCAAGTCTGAAAGTGAGAGGGTTCGATGAATAGAAGCGAAACAATTGCGGAGTTATCTAAATCATTAGTTAAGTTTAATACAGAGGTTAATAGAATTGCTAAGGATGCGAAGAATCCCTTCCATAAAAACAACTATGCAACATTAGACACAATCATAGATGAAGTAAGGCCAATCCTTTCTCAACATGGATTAAGCATCATACAAATACCAAGCGGTGATGGTCAAAATGTAACATTAAAAACTCTTCTTTTACATGAAAGTGGAGAGTGGTTAGAAAGCGATGCTCTTACAATGAAACCTGTAAAAAATGATCCTCAAGCAATAGGAAGTTGTATGACGTACGCAAGGAGATATTCATTAGCGGCATTTCTAAGCTTAAATACAGGTGAAGATGATGATGGTAATAATGCAACTCGTGGACAGGATAAACCGAAAAAGCAACCTAACAGAAATCAAAATAGCAATACACCACCTAAAGAACAACAAAGACAAGCAGAAGTAGCAAATAATCAACGAATACAAGCAATTCATGCTCAAATTAGAGAGTTGGCTGAAATATACAATATGGAATTTGAAGAAACAAAAGCGACAGTTAAACGCCAATTTAATATCGAAACATTTAAAGGTATTACTGTACAGCAAGCATCAGAGATTCAGAAAACGATTGTAAATTGGCTGAATGATGCGAAGCAAAAACAACAGGAGGGCGCATGATGAATGTCTATATTCTAATTCGAGAAACGTATTCCTACTGTGGTGATTTTGAAGTTATAAGTGAAGTAAACATCGAAGGGGTTTTTTCAAAAGAATTAGATGCGAAATTAGCGTTACTCAACTCTAAAGGAACCGGATATGATGCGTTTTATATTGAGGAAATGGAGTTAATTCAATGAAAACAATAGTACGTGATGGTTCTGTTCCATTGGGATTTAATAGAAGTACGAAAACTAGGTATTTACGTGATAGAAGGTTATCAGAGTTATTGAAACGTTGCCGTCGTTTAGAGGAAGAGGGCTTTGATTACCTCTTCCCTATTCGAAGGGTATTAGAAACAATTAGGCATGCTAAAGATGAAAACCCACACTTGTTTAAAGGGTGCGAAATTTATGATCGTGACCGTGGTTTTTATTACGAAGTGGTTATGAAGAAGGTGAAATAAATGGGAATATACAGAGTTATTAAAAATAGTAATTATACAACAATTAATAATACAGGCCTGAAGGATGAACGTTTAACTTGGAAAGCAAAAGGGATTTTAGCTTATGCCCTTACATTACCAGATGACTGGAGATTTCACATAAAAGAAATAGCAACTCACGCTAAAGACGGTGAGGACTCATTGAGATCGGGTTTCGATGAGTTAAAAAAACTAGGGTATGTGAGAAGGTATCCCGTAAAAGATGAGGAGTCAAAAAAGATTCTTCGTTGGGAAACTGAAATATATGAAACGCCATATCAGGAAAAGCCACATGTGGAAAACCCAGAAGTGGAAAAGCCAGATCTGGAAAATCCGACACTACTAAATACTAAAGAACAAAGTACTAAAGAACTAAGTACTGATATTAATAAATATATAGTCGAGATAGTAAACTATCTCAACGATGTTTGCTCTAAAAGTTATCGTGATTCAACGCAAAAGACACGTACATTAATTAAAGCAAGGTTAAAAGAAAAGTTTACTGTTGAAGATTTCAAAAAAGTTATAGATGTTAAACATGCTGAATGGACAGGAACCTCTCAAGAGAAGTATTTAAGACCAGAAACCTTATTTGGGACCAAGTTTGAAAGTTATTTACAACAATGGGAGTTGTGGAAGAATGCAAAAACTCGGGGACATAATGCAAGACCTCATGAAACGGGCGGAGGTTATGCGCAAGAAGAAGCTAGAAGAAGAATTAAACCAGCCGATAATAGAGGATTCGCAAAAACAATCGGTTGAATGTGAAAAGTGTAATGACCGAGGTTATATCTTCGAAAAACAGCCATCTGAATTTTTTAAAGGAAAACTTGTAGACGTTGCGATTGAATGTGAATGCTTAGAACGAAAGAGTCTAATGGCTAGGTTTAAAAACGCTATGATCCCTACAGAGTTCGAAAATGCACGGTTTGATAATTATATACGGGAAACAGAAGTGCAAAAAACTTTGTATAACTCAATGATTGAATACTTAAAAATCTTTAACGATATACGAGAGTCAAAAATGAATAGTATCGGATTTATAGCGGAAGTCGGAGAGTCTAAGTTAAAAGCGTTACCTCCAGGAGAGCGCAATGCAATGAGAAAGGAATATAACTCGTATGGTTTAGGGAAGACGCATTTGCAAATAGCGGCGGCTAAATATGCTTTGAATCATTTTAAAGTCGTAGACAAGCATACAGGGCGTTTGCGAGGTATCAGGGTGTTATGTGTCCAAGATGTAAATATAATAGCTGAGATTCAAAGTGCGGCGTTTTTAAATGACAATAAAAAGCGATTGAATGAACTATTACATGACTTGTGCACATGTGACATTCTTGTTTGGGATGATTTAGCGAAGTCTAGGCATAGTGAGTTTAAAGAAGATATGTACTACAAAATTATTAATGACAGGTATTCTCGTAACCTTCCAATCTGGTATACAAGCAATGAGGACTTAGATACGTTGGAGGATAAAATCGGGTTTGCGGCCGCCGATAGGCTGTTTGGAATGAGTAAAGATTATCTGTACCAAGTGAAAGGCTTAAGCTTTAGAACAGATTATAAATAATCATTTAATTATTATAGATAAATTAATGGAAGTGAATTGGATATGAAAGACCAATTAGAAAAATTGATTGAAGATTTACAGTTAAAACGATCTCTTCTTATGAATGAGGCATTTAGAGCGTTAGATGTGGATGATCACGAAAACTTCGGATTCCACAACGGACAAAGAGTTTTCTGTGAACAGATGATAGAAAAATTAAATCAAATTTTGGAGGCTGAAAAATAATGAAAACATACACAGGTGTAGAAGCGATTGAAAGAATGAAAACAAATTGGATTATGAAGAAAGATGATAAGAGAATTCGTGAATATGCTTATAAACTTGAGGATGGAAAGTTACTAGTTAAGGTGGATGGTGAAAATACAAATGATGTTTTGGTAGGAATTGAATTCTTCTTTGCATATGAGTTTGTTGATTATGTGGAGGGCTTAGGATTTGAAGAAGGAGAAGTATTTGTATTCATGGATGAATTGAATCATTGCAAATGGTATGCGAGATACGTAGAGCAACATGGATATATTATAGATATTGATCTTGCGGCTGATATTTCTGAACATGATGTATCTGAAGGAGAAGTATATTACCTTGACTTGCGAGAGGGTACAGCACGTAAAGCTACTGACGAAGAATTAGAAGAGTTTGGTCGATTCATGGCTTTTTACAGAAAAGGTCGTAAGATGAACGAGTTTAAAGTAGGAGATTATGAAGGACAGGCTTATGTTGTAACAAACACAAAAGCGGATGGATTAGAGGTTTCGTTGATAAATAGTGATGAAACAACCGTTATTCTCCCTGAGGCATTCGAACCACACTTTTTCGTTGAGGACATCGTAGGATGAGTGATGAAAAATGGATTGCATTGGTATGGGTGATTTGGCTTATTGGCAATCTAGCGATGTGGTGGTTCGGATGAAACGTGATGACAATATACACATAGTAATAGCGTGGCTACTCGTCACGCTGGCTATGTACCTAATAAAGTTCGGATTCGGGGTGAATTTGTGATGAGAGGGATATGTGTGGATGATAAGTTTTCAACAGAGTTACGTGTAAACCAAGAGTATTATCTTTTCTCAGCAAAGCCACATCATTTTTACGTAAGTAGATTTAATAATATTAACGCTAGCTTTGGATGTTATGAGTCTGATAGGTTCCAAGTCATTGAGGATATGAAATCGCCCGAAGAACCACGAAATGGTGTCCCGGCATTGGATAAAGAAAAATATTATCATGCTGATCTGGTTTATGTAGCAAGTGGGTATCAGGGGAAAGCATTAAAAAATTATGTGGTTCAACCAAGTAATACACACTGTTATTTCTGGCATGATGTGGAACGAAAAAAGTTTGGTGGATGTTTTCCATTACATTGGTTTAGTGGATTTGTGGAAATTGGTACGGAACCTATTGGAGAGAAAGAACCTGAAATAGAGTTGTTTGAAAGAATCGGTGGACAATTAGCTTTCTTTTAAGATAAATAGTTCGAATTGGTCAAGGAGGAATACCTTATGAAATCACCGTATGATTTTTATATTACGCCAGAAGAATATGAGATAGCTGCAAGGAATGGGATTAACCGTAGAACATTGAATGTAAGGGTCAGAAATCTCGGATGGGATAAGGATATTGCGATGACAAAACCGCTGGGAAGTAAGAATTCAACAGGGTGGCGCAAAGTGAAAGAAATAGCCTTGAAAAATGGTATTAGTCGCCAAACATACTATGCGAGGCTGAAAAAAGGATGGAAGTTAATAGATGCTATAAGTAAACCACCTATCACCAGGGATCAAGCGTTAGAGTTAGCAAAGAAAACTAATTATTGGCGTAAAAATAGATTGTTAAGTGATGAACAGATAGAAATAGCTTTGTCGAACGGAATTAGCTATAGAGTAGCATACGGGAGAATAAAGCGTTTAAAATGGCCTATTGATGATGCAATTACAACTCCGGTGCTAACTCCATCAGAGTGTGCAAAAAGAGCTAATGAAGCCTCTTATTGGTCTAGAATGCGTGCTAATTAAACTGAATAATCAGTCTAATTGATTTGTATTTGAACAGAATTTGAATTTTATTAAGAAATGAGGGGAACAGGAAATGATGATGAAACCTGAGCAAGCGGATAAACTTCTTTACTTATACGATAATGGAACTGACTCAGAATTTAACGATTACTTTAAAGATGTTCAAAATGAAACCGGATTAACCGATGAAAGAATGCACCAACTATTATATTTTCGTGCAAAACTAAATGAAGTGTTTAATGGGGAAAACTAAACCAAAGCGTTATTTTATAGTAATGCAAAAAGAGTACATATCGAATATGTACTCTTGAAAAGAGGAAGTGTATATAAGTGATGAAACACTATACTACAACATATGCTTGTCTCATTTAAAAGTGCAAGGAATATAACAAAATAGTTACTTGAATTAAAAAGAGCACCGTTGGAGAGTGCGGTGCTCTTAGAGCAAGAACTATAACAGGGATTAAGGAAAGAATATTGTATACCAAATTAATAGTAATGCAAGCCATCCAATTGTCAGCGCTATGTATTTTAAAATTTTCATGATTACTCCTTTTAGGTATAGAGTGCACCAAGCTAGAGGATGTTATTAATTTTTAAACAAAATTCTTATTTTAAAACGAAGGGGAGAATGAGAAATGTCTAATATCGAAAAAGCAAAAGAAATGTGGAAACAAGGTCCGATTGAAATAAATGCAGTTGATAAAAAAGGGGAATTATTAAAGCAATATGATTCTGTAGTAGCGCATGATGGCTGTGAATGGAGAGTCGGATGTGTTGTATATAGTGCCATTGATGATAATTTCGTTGCTCATTTTGAAGATAGCTGGATTTCTTTTGATAGTTTAAATGAAGTTGAAAAATTGAATGATGTAATTGCTCGTGAATTACTTGGGTGGGAAAAGGTAGAAACTCATTGGGGGAAAGATGGAAAAGCGTTTCATGATATGCCAATAGAAAAATTTGATGCAATAAATTATGCAGCAATCATCTTGGATAAATTACATGAAGACGGGCGTGACGTGAGTGTTAAAAATGAAGATGGTGATTGGCAAGTTAATATAGATGACAATGATTACATTGTTGAAGAAACGTTTGGGATCGCCGTTTGTGTAGCAGCTATAAATGCTGTTAGAGGAAATTAAGACAAAATCCTTATTTGATTGGAGGAGACAAAATGGGCTGGGAAAAAATAATTGAGCAAAAGGAAATGACAACAATCGAAAAGCTACACCTGATATGTGACGCTAGTTTGGTGCAAGGGAAGTTTATATTAGTTGAAGCGAACAGTTTTGCGTGGATGGTTCGAACTATTATGGAACTTAGTAAGGAGGAAAAACAGTGATTTATGAAGTTATAGATTATTGCGCTAAGTGTGAAGAGGAAATAGAGAAATGTGATTGTGTTTGTAATAAGTGTGACGAGTGGCTACACGATTATACATGTGACGAAACAAAATAAAATTGTTATTTGAGAGAAAGGGAGAATGGAAATGTCCTTAGTGGGGAATTTGAAAGAACTCCAAGAAAAAGCCATCGATGAAAAGGTATTGGAATTTGCGGAAGAAATGGAGATCGTAATAACTAAAAGTGCCGCAAGTGGATATTCAGGTCATAGATATAAAATTCATAATGAAAATCCAAATCGGCATATGATGTGTTCAAAAATATTTATAGAAAAGTTACAGGAATTGATGGACGGTGTGAAAGTTGAATTTAAGGAAGAAGAAAAGAAAAATATTTTAGGCGGATATTACTACGAACATTACATCCTTTTTAAGTGGAATGACTAATTTCTTAATAAAAACTTTATTTTGTCATAAAGAAAAGAGCAGCTAGCGAAAGCTAACTGCTCTACAGAAAAACGTTAAGAAGGAAGTTCAGAATTCAAGTGTGTTTATAGTATGGACAAGATTTAGAAATTTATTCAAGGAGGAATGGATTTGAAATACTTTAATTAGGATAAAGAACTAAACAAAATCTTTAAATAAAAAATAGCCCTAGAGGACTAGGACTTTCCATAAGATATATCATTTCTAATCAGGTATATTAAGTATAACAGTTTAACACTTATGTGTGAAGGAATTTAAACAAAATTTTTATTTTGATAAAAAAAGAGGCCCTAGTTTCCTAGGGCCAAAAGTGAAGCATCATCTTTAAAGTGAAAGTAAAAAATGATATGAAGTTACTCTAACGAAAATCGTAATAAAAAACAAAACTCTTAATTAAAAGAGTTTAGCCCTTAACGGTGCGCGTCAAGGGACTAAAGTTTGAGAACTTTTAAGTACATGAGTTATATTATGAAGTTATACAGGTGATCAAAAACATTGTAACATGAAGACGCCTTGAAGTTCAATGATATATTCGAATTTTTTAATTAATAAATTTCTCGTTGAATTGAGTAAGCCCCCTTGTAGGAAGGCAAGGGGGCTCACGCAGAAAACCAATTATTATATGGGAACCCACTAGGGGGATTATACAATATATTAACATATGTATATAAGGTCTGTATTAAGTGAATGTAAAATTTGTGTAAATTTATTGTAAATAAAGGATGTGTAAAATTGAATGAAAATGCTACTTGGTATGTAAATGTAAGAGCGCTTTGGAAAGCGCTCTTCTGTAAGGACTATCCACTCTAAAAAGATATGATGCAATATATCATATGAATGTATTTTTACTTATGTGCGTATCTTTTGTAAAAAAACTATATTTTGCACAACAAAGCAGCTAGCCTAATTAGCTAACTGCTCGGGTAATGGAGAAAGGTTACCATGTCATCTATAGTATTGACAGGATATTGAGTTTTATTTATGGAGGTAGAGAGAAATGGTAAGTAATCCAGATACAAGTACTCTTACGCGTTTTTGGGTTCCAATTAAACATTTAGGATTTCGAACTCAAGAGTTAGTAGAAGGTAAGTATATCGGTCAACATAATGGAATACATTTAATGACCCATTTTAATAAAGAATTATGTATGCACGTTGTATCGGAGTTGACTACTGGTTACGGAATTGCAAATGCCTTTAAAGAAGAGTTCGCAATAAGAAAAGCAAAGAGAAGAATTGATGCCAATAAAGAAAGTATGGATTTATTTATAGAGGCGACTAATGCAGAATATGGAGCATTGAATGGTGTAATTTCAACAAAGTAACCTTTTGAATAGAAAGGGAGGAAAACATGTTAGATATAAATTTACCTGAGTTAAATCGAGAAGAAACGAAAAAGAATGTCTTGAAGGCATTGAAGAAGTATCGCTTATTTTTATCCAGCGTAGATCATCGAATAATTGAACGTGTAGAGAATGGAGACATAGATGGTATAAGTGAGAAGGATATTAAACGTGCGGAGTTTATATTAGATGTAAGGAGAGGGGTGAATAAGCTTAATTTATATGATAAGCAATTGATTGAGTTAGCTTATTTAGGGAGAGAGAAACATAGCTGGGTTAAGATGTGTGAGAAGTTGAATATGACACAACCTGATTATTATAGGAAAAGGAATAAGGCTTTTTATGAGCTGGCTTATAAGTTGGGGATTGAGGTTGAGGAATTCCATTCATAAATTGGGAATATAATGTTATGATTTGTATATAGGGATGTAACATTAAAAAAGGAGAGAAGTATGAAGATAGAAAGTTTTAAAATACCTATGTACGCAGGGTGGCCATTTTTCAGAGTTTTTTGTGCAGTAGTAATTTTTTGGACGATATGTTGCCTCATTGCAATTATATTTAGGCGTGAGTCTGTAGCGGAAGCTTGTAAGAGTTCATTATTGTTCTTTAAGGTTATTTTGGGGATGATTTTATTTATAACGACTTTACTCTTCGATAATTTTACAGAAGGAGTATTATATTTAAAATTTCCTGAAGAAATTACATTAATTCAGATATTTGTGCTACTTATACTGTTGGTTGATATATGTACAAGTTTTATTGACATTTTTGATAAAAAATAGATAAAAAGTTGATAAGGAATACCATGAACATGGATGTATTATATAGGTGTAGCAAGTACAACTGCGGAAACAGTTACTGTATGTTGTGAATTGATTTCTCTGAGGGCTCGGGTAGGACAATTATTTATAGTTTACTCACGAATAAACGTAAGTAAGGGTCCGACCAACGAGGGAGAGGATTATTCCTCTCTTTAAAGGCATTGTTTTAAGTTAGAATCACGCACTGTGACTTAAGGTAGTGCCTTTAAAGATATGAATAGCATCCAGGAATATAGGGATATACTGTAATAATAGTTAAAGATACTTTTACAGTGTTTCGATTCGCCATGGAATCTTCGACATACATATTAAGGGAAAGGGTAACAGGTGTTACCTATCTCTTTGAGCCGAGGAACACCTCTAATCCTTACCACACGCATGCGTTTAACTTCAGATGACATGTTCCTCGGTTCAAAGAGGTAATTCCTCAAACTTAACCAATACGAAGTATGAGTTACACCGACTCACGTCTAAGGGAAGCGGTTTTTTCGCTTCTCAGGCTTTATACATGCTGTAGGGTCTGAGAAGTGTGAAAACACTTCAAGGCATGGTGTCTTTCCTTATGTTATGGATTGGAAAAAGAGTGACATTTAATTGTTGCTCTTTTTCATTACAATAATTGACCGTTGGTTAATAAGTTTTAAAAGGGGGCGGTGATATGTAATGAAACTAACTCCTAAACAACAGGCTTTTTGTGATTATTATATTGAAACAGGTAATGCCACAGAAGCTTATAAGAAAGCTGGTTATAAGGTTAAAAGTGATGAAGTAGCAAAAACGAATGCAAGTAGATTGCTAACAAATGCTAACGTTCAGAGCTTTATAAAGAACCGAATGGACCAAAAGGAACCCGAAAAGATTGCAAATCAAGATGAAATCCTCGAATTTCTTACTAGAGTTATGCGCGGTGAAACAACAGAACAGATTCCGGTCGGAAAAGGAGAAGGATACTTCAAGTTAGAAGACAAGGATACCTATGTAAAAGACCGCGTAAAAGCTGCTGAACTGCTCGGTAAGCGTCATATGATGTGGACCGAGAAAAAAGAAGTGGAGGTCACGGTACCAACATTCGTTGATGATGTACCGCTAGATGAAGATGAATAAGACTCCATTAAACGTACAACCCACAATTAACTTTCTCGAAGTTATCGGGAAAGGCTACAATCGCTTTTGGCATTCTAAGAACTTCTATAGGGTCTGCAAAGGCTCGCGTGGTTCTAAGAAGTCGAAAACCACTGTAATAAACCTCACAAAAAGGCTCATGCAATATCCCTGGGCTAATATCTTGGTTGTCCGTAGATTCTCCAATACATTAAAACAATCCTGCTACACCGATTTTAAATGGGCTGTTAACCGCCTGAAGGTAAAACATCTATTTAAGTTTAATGAATCCATGCCAGAAATAACCTATATTCCAACTGGACAGAAAATTTTATTTCGTGGTCTTGATGATCCATTGAAAATCACATCTATTACAGTTGATGTTGGTGCACTATGTTGGGCATGGTTTGAGGAAGCTTACGAAATTGAAGACCAACATAAGTTTGAAACAGTTGTTGAGTCTATTCGTGGTTCTTATGATTCACCAGACTTCTTTAAACAAATTACTGTGACGTTCAACCCGTGGAGTGAAAACCATTGGCTTAAATCGTATTTCTTTGATGAAGAAACGCAGGCTTATGACACGTTTGCTATTACCACTACTTATAAGTGTAATGAATGGTTAGACGAGCAGGATAGGGCGCGTTACGAAAGTTTGTATACAAAGAATCCTAGACGTGCTCGTATTGTATGTGATGGTGAATGGGGCGTAGCAGACGGACTTGTATATGAAAACTTCCAAGTGCGTGATTTCGATATTGATGAAATACGTCAAAGGAAAGATGTGCAGAGTGCCTTCGGACTCGACTTTGGTTATACCAATGACCCAACTGCTTTATGTTGTTCATTAGTAGATATGCGAAATGAAACGATATATGTATTTGATGAGCATTATGAAAAAGGTATGAGCAATAAAAGAATAGCAAAGGTGATTGAAGAGAAAGGCTATTCAAAAGAGAAAATTACAGCTGATTCTGCTGAACCGAAAAGTATAGATGAAATAAAATCTCTTGGTATCAGAAGAATTGAGGGAGCCCGTAAAGGAAAAGACTCCGTTAATAATGGTATTCAATATATTCAAGACTTTAAAATTGTTATCCATCCATCATGTGTAGAATTTATTAAAGAGATTAATAACTACATATATGCAACGGATAAGAAAACAGGTAAAAGACTGAATGAACCGATTGATGACTTTAACCATTTGATGGATGCATGGCGCTATTCAATGGAAAGGTTCATGAAAAAAGGTGGCAAGCTAAGATCGGTTAGCAAATCGTCACTTGGATTGTAGGGGGATAAGAATTGAGTTATTGGCAAAAGGTATTATTACTTTCCGAAAAAACATTAGTTAATCCGTACACATTAGATAGGATAATTACTACATTAGGTAGCATGAATGGTACTTTCAATGAAGTGGTGGAATTCTTTATTGAAAATCCAAATGCAATGATAGGTTTACTCAAAGCTACGAAGTTATCCTTTGAAATAGAATGATGACTTATAAGAAAGGGGTGGTATCTTGCTAGAATTCGAACAAGCTAGAATGCTATACACCCGTTTTAAGACGGAAGAAAAGGCGTTTAAAAGGCTGCAAAAGTTACATGATTATTTTGTCGGTGACCACGACATAAAAAATAAAAAAGCACGAAAAGGCAATAAGACATATCGTATTGTGCATAACTTCGCTAAATACATCACAACTATTTCTACAGGTTATTTCCTCGGTACTCCTGTCTCTTACGTCTACTCAAAAGGACACTTCGAAAAGGCTTTAGATATCCTCGAAGACAACGATGAAGAAACAGTAAACTATGATAATGCTGTTAACTGCTCCATCTATGGTATTGCATATGAACTACAGTACTTTGATGAACAGGGCGAATATAATTTCGTTGATTTAGACCCTCGAAATGTAATCGTTATTGATGATGGAAGGGTAAAACCTACTATCACAGATGCGATTGTCTTCTCTGAGACGCTCCTAAAAGAAAACGAGTATAAAGTCACAATGGATGTATACGACAAAGAAGCTCGTTACACATATGAATTTATCCATAAAGTATCAGAAAAGAGTGATACAGATATTCCTTATGAACTAGTGGATTTGGATTATCATGGTTTTGATAAGGTGCCCATTATTAAATTCCGTAACAACAAGTTTGAAATGGGAGATTGGGAAGATTGTATTGAATTGATGGATGCGTATAACAATGCTGTTTCAGGAAATGTTGAGGACTTAGCCGACTTTACGGACGCATTTTTGAAACTCATCAATATGCCTGATACTGAGCGTAAAGATATTCAACAAGCAAAAGAGGATAAAGTCTTAATGTTAGATGAAGATGGCGATGCGGATTGGCTCATTAAAAATGTAAATGATACATTCGCTCAAAATATTAAGAATGAACTTAAAAATGATATTCACAAGTTCTCGTTTGTTCCAGATATGAGTGACGAATCATTCGGCAGCAATCTTTCTGGAGTAGCTATTTTGTATAAGTTGTTAGCTTTAGAACAAGTAAGAGGGCAAAAGGCACGTATGTTTAAGAAGGCGCTGACAGACCGTTTAGACTTCATTAATAAATACGTAGGATTAACACAGCACGATTTCTTTGACCATTGCGACGTTAAGCTGCAATTTAAACCAAACTTACCACCTAATTTACTTGAAGAAGCAGATCTTGTACAAAAATTACAGGGGATTTTACCGCAAGAAGTATTATTATCACTTTTATCGTTCATTCAAGATGTGAAACAAGTTATTGAAATGAAAGATAAAGAGGATGAGAAAAAGTTTGGCGGATATGAGAATTTTAAAGATGAAGACTCAAGTGAAGTAGTTGATCAGGATGACGACAATTGAGCAATATTGGATCAAAAGAGCCGAGCAACTTGAAGAAAAGTGGCATAAAGAGGCTAAAAAACTAGAAAAGCGGTTAAAAGCATCGTATTTACGTGCATACCGTGAAGTGAATAAAGAGACAAGGCTTTATCTTACGAAAAAAGGCTTCGACTATAAGAAACTGAGTGAAGTCCTGAGTAAAGCAGAACGTGAAATGCATAAAAAGGGATTAACTGACTATCTCGATTATTTAAAAGAGGTAGATTCAGCTATAAAAGATTCGATTGAACAGGAATTTAAGCAACATATTAATCTAGCAAAGGTCACTCGTTTAGATGCAATCGCATCAGAAATGCTTATGAAGCTATCAGACCAAGCGATACGGGATGAAAAAGCTATTCGAGAGCAAATGACAAATGTTTATACGCAAACATTGTTACAGAATAAATACGAGTTCCTGAAGCTAGGGATTGAAACGCCTGTTTATCATTTGAATGAAAAGTTGATAAAAGAGATTCTCTCTTACCCGTGGAGCGGTGAGAACTTCTCTAATCGTATTTGGAACAACAAAAAGAAATTGGTCCAGGTATTAAGAGAAGAATTAACGCAAGGTGTTATTCAGGGTTTGCATGCTGATGACGTGTCCGAACGATTAGCTAAGAAGATGAATGTGGAAATGAACCATGCGATAACGCTTGTACATACGGAATCATCCTATTTCTATAACCAAGCCACATTAGATAGCTTTGGAGAAGCTGAGATTGAGTTATACAAGCTTCATGTAACATTTGACCATAGAACGTCAGTAAAGTGTCGTTCATTAGATACAGGGAAGATTTACAAACGTGATGACGCAAGTGTAGGTAATAACTATCCACCACTACATCCAAGATGCCGAACATTGCCTATACCATATTTTGAAGGTATAAGTGGTTCGAAATATCGTTGGGTGAGAGATAACAACGGTAAGAGTGTGAAAGTAAATGACGCTGGAATGAGTTACAAACAATATGAGAAACAGTTCTTGGGATAGAGGTGAAAAAATGCTGTGGTTCTTAGGGTATTTAATTATCGGAATGATTTTAAGTTCTATAATTACACGAAAATCTTTAGTACAGGTGTTGGAAGAGCATAGAGGTGATGACCAAAAGATAGCTTGTGCTTTTCTAGTGACGTTATTTGTTACTTGCATTTTATCTTTGATATGGCCCGTGCTATTTACCTTTTGGGTAATCAATATGTTGACTAAATTTAAGAAGTAATAGGAGTGTGATTGCAATGGAAAGCAGGTTAGACGCAATTGAACAAAACATTCGTGCTCTTCACGCAAGTGTGGAAAATGTAGCGAGACAAGTTCAAGAAGTAAAGAAAGAATTGTCATTGAAAGTTGATACGGATCAACTGACTTCTGTATTAAAGCAAGCTTCATCAAGAAAGATTGGCGAGAAGGTGAGCAGACATGAAGTTAAGTAAAAAAGAACAAGCGGTCGTTATTGGAACTCTATGTACTTTACTTGGTACAGAAGAAGTCGAACAACATATTGATCAAGAAAAAATGAAGAAAGCTATTCCTGCTTTTAATGAAATAGAAGATAATACATCACCACGAATGCGAAGGGAAGCATTTATAAGTGTTCTTGATAAGACATTGGACGATTTCTTGCGAAATATTAACGTGATAGATGTACAGGGATAGGAAGATTAAAAGAAGCAAATTCCTTTTTAAAAAGAATTTGCTTAGAGTTTACAAACATATTGTAATGAAATTATCCCCAAACGGTGTGATTTCAACGATACCTTTTTGAGTATCAATTTTTTCAATCTTTATAGAATCATTGTCTGTATTTACTGCTAATTTCATTATTTCTAATTGCGTTTTTTGACCTTGAAGAAATGGGGTGTCAAGATGTCTTTCATACAAAGTTAAGTCAATTAAGTTGTAATCATATGAGATGGAAACTAGACCTAATCGAGATAAATTCGAAATTGATGTTGCATTTAATTTAATGTTGTTGCATTCGTCATTTTCAAGGAAGACATTTGTTTGGCATATTGTAGTGCTACCCGTATTAGTTACGAAATTGTATTGGGCAATAGGGAGTTTAGGTGTTTGTTGAAAACACTTTAAATTTTTGGCATCTAAAGGAGAGAGTTGCTTAATTATTTCCACGAATGATGGATGAGCTTTATCGATGGTATCGATGTTAATAGATGCAGCTATTAAATTCGCAAACATTGACTTTAACTCATCGTTTTCAAAATAATATTTAGCAGCTTCTAAAGTTGGCCCCACAATATGGAGTGGAGGTTCCACTATATTTTCTTCTGGTATTGCAGAAATAGATCGCTCTACTTCTTCTTTAAATTGATTGAGTGCATGTACTCTTTTGAATTGGGTTTTTTCTGCAAAATTATCTATCCCTCCAAATACAATTGTCCAAATAGATGAAAGAGTATTGCCAACATCCTTTGCTACTGGTGTGATAGCTGCGTCAAGAAATTTAGGTACTATGTTGATTTCTATGGTAATCTACCTCCTTTATTTAATATTATATCAAAAAATAGAAAGGAATAGAGAAAAATGGAAGTGGTTTATGAACATCCTTTTTTAACTACATGGTTTATTGGGTGGACATTCTTTTGTTTATCTAGTGTTGTCTCAATAATTAAAATTGGTGAAGGGACTAAGAAATATTAAAAATAGAAGTCTAATAAAGAAGGGAAATATTTTTGAGGAAATAGACAATTAATTCTAGTCTAGTTCTACTTGTCGTACTTGTGGACGTTAAACACTTGGAATCGAAAGCCGACGGGCTATAAATGGAGGTTTTATAGATGAAAACATTTAAAGAGAATAAATTTCCTTTACGATTAAATTTACAGTTCTTTTCTGAGGAAAATCCTAATCCGGAAGAGGATAATCCAAACAAAGAAACTGATCCAGAGCCAAATCCTAATGATCCACCAGAAAAAACATTTACACAAGCTGATGTAGATGCACTCATCGCAAAAGAAAAGAAACGTGCAGCTAAAAGAGCGCGTGAAGAAGCTGAAAAAGAATATCAGCGTAAAAGCATGACTGAAGAGGAACGACGTCAGCAAGAGTATGAAGACCTCAAGAAAGAGAACGAATCATACAAAGCGAAAGCACGTCGTGCTGAATTGAAGGACCATGCAACAGAACTTTTACGCGCAGCTGGTGTACCGACTCGTTTTGCTAATCGTTTGATTGGTGAAGATGAAGAAACTACATCATTAGCAGCAAATGAATTTATTGAGGAATGGAAAAATGAACTGTCCTCAGTAACTAAGACTCAATTAAGTGATAAAACACCACTGAAACCGAATAATGAAAAACCACCAAAAACAGATAAAGCTGTAGAGGCATTTAATGCAGCTTGGGACGAATAGGAGTGAGTATATATGCCAATTGAATTAACGACCAAATTTGCTAAGAAAATTGATGAACGCTTCGTAAAAGGTGCTCTTTCGACACCGGGTGTAAACAATGATTACGATTGGGCAGGTGCGGCTACGATTAAAGTTACATCTGTAGATGTAGTACCATTAGGAGATTATAAACGCTCGGGTTTAAGTCGTTTTGGTACACCGGAGGAGTTAGAGAACAGCTTACAAGAGCTTACTTTAACACAAGATAAATCTTTTACATTTACTATCGATAAAATGAATGAAGAAGAAACTGAAATGAAAGCCGGGCAAGCTTTAGCTCGTCAAATTAAAGAAGTAGTAATCCCTCATGTTGATACTTATCGTTTTGGACAAATGATTAAACATGCAGGCCATGTTGTAGAAGGTGAGTTAACTGCTAAAACGGCATATGAAGCTGTTGTAACAGGTACTGAGGTATTGGATGATGCAGAAGTACCAGAAAATCGTGTTTTATTCACAGATGCTGCATTTATTAAACATTTAAAGTTATCTGATGGTTATGTAAAAGCCTCTGATCTTGCACAATCCAAAATCGTATTTAAAGGACAAGTTGCAGTATTAGACGATATGCCTATCGTAAAAGTTCCTTCTAAACGATTGAATGGTGCTAACTTCATTATCTGTCATAAATCCGCGACAGTGGCCCCTATTAAACTTGCTGAATATCGCTTACACAAAGATCCTCCTGGTATTTCCGGTTCCCTCGCAGAAGGTCGAGTGTACTTCGACGCGTTTGTTCTTAAAAATAAGAAGGACGCAATTTATGTCCACAAAAAGAAAGCTACAACTAAATAAGAGGGGTTATCCCTCTTCCCTCTAAGGAGGTAACATATGATTACAACAAAAGAAAATGTAAAGAAAACCCTTCGTATTAAAGACGATAAGCAAGACGACCTCATTGAAATGTTTATCCCCATGGTAGACTCCTTTATCCGCAGACATACTGGAAACGACTTCAAACATGGTTACCCACCCGACTATGAAATCATTGCTATTAGACTCGTAGCCTATCATTTGTTTTCAACAGATGAGGACAAACAAGAAGGGGTGAAAAGTGAACGTCTAGGTTCACATAGTGTTACCTATGAGACTGATGAAGAACAATATCCTAAACACTTAATAAAGGGTCTAAGAAAGAAGTTGAGAACGTTATGCGATCCAGAAGAATAACTCGACTAATTAAACGGTTCGGTATAGATATAACGGTATATAGAAAAGAGAAAAGTTCAGGTCCATATGATCGAGGGAAGTATAAAGCTTTATCCTCTTTCAAAGGTATTGTTGATGAAACTCTTCAGGGAGGAGATATTGGAATGAGTCAACAAAAGGTAACAGATGATATCGGCGCTATTATGTATTGCTTCCCAACAGATATTAAGAAAGGTGACGTTGTTGTAACGAAAAAGAAACGTTATAGCGTAAAGAAAGCATCTAATCCAATGAGTGCTGATAGTCACTTAGAGGTAGCGTTGGAAGAAACGGAAGTTAAAGTCGATGAGCTTTAGGTATCAATCTAATTTTGATAAAGCATTGAAGAAGATGCTTGCTGCTGAAAAGGTCGCAGTTAAACGTGGTGCGGAGTACATCAAAGGTAATGCTGTTACTTATTCAAGAAAGAGAAGTGGGGATACTGCAAGAGGCTTTCAAACAAAAATAGGCATGGAAGGAACTACTCCAAAGGGAATTATTTTTAATAACAATGAAAATGCGATTTATGAGGAATTCGGAACAGGTATTCATGCAGAAAAGGGTGGTAGAAAAAATCCTTGGATATACAAAGATAAACGTACAGGTAAGTTTTATCGAACAAAGGGAAAGAAAGGTACAAAAGCATTTCGTAACGCTGGCGAAAATCATAAATCGCAAGTAGCACAAGTGATGATGAATGCTATGAAAGGCGAGATGAAATGATTGATTTAATTGAGTATGTAGACAAGTTTTTAAAGGATGTCTTCGAGCCTTATGAAGCTGAAGTCTATTATATAGAAGCGGATAAGGAAGTTATGAAACTACCTTATGTCGTATATGAAAGTCAATCTGATGCAATTTCACGAGTAAGAGAAGACTTCGTGTTTACAGTTCATATTTGGGGGCATGAAGCTGATTATTTTGTTCGAGATGAAGCATCAGAAAAAATAAAACAATACATTCTTGATGGAACTCTAAAAACTCAATGTGCTCCAATGACTATCGCAGTTGATTATATGGGACGATCTGATATTCCGACAGAGGGGCAACAAATCAGAGTAAAAGAAGTTCGTTTCAAGGTTAGGTATTACAACATATAGAAGAAAGGTAGGTTTTGTATATGGCAGCAACGCAACCAAATCCATATGCATTAGTTTTAGGTGAGGGTGCTATCATTGCTAACTTCGGAATCAAAAACAAAGAAATCCCGTTAGGAGCTTTGCGTGGCGGTGGCGCATTCTCCTATGCTCCGGAGTTTAAAGAAGTTGAATACAACGGCTCTAAAGGTGATACGAAAGGATTTAAACGTATCATTAAATCAAAAACTCAACTTAAAACAGGTGGACTGTTAGAATTCTTTGATCCTAAGAAAGTTCAACTTGCATTCCCGGGTGCTACTGTAGAAACGGTAAAAAAAGATTTCGGTAGGGGAGAGAAAGAATACTCGGTAGTAACCTCGCGTGAGATTCTTACAATGGATTCTTATCTTGATAATATTGCTTTTGTTGGTCAAACAGCTGACGGACGTGATGTCATTATTATCGTTGAGAATGCATTAAACGATAGTGCTATTGAAGCTGCTTTTGAGGGTGGAGATGAAATGGCTCCTGAGGCAACGTTCACTGGACACCGTAACCCATGTGATATAAACAAAGCTCCATTTGAAATTTGGATTGAGGGTGGAGGAAAAGAGTTAGTATGTGACATGCCTGAAGAAGTGGCGGCAAAAGTTAAAACATTAGAAAAGAAATAATACGGGAGATTCATTTCACTTTTTTATTTATTAAAACTAATAAACTTAAGGAGCATGATATAAATGGCAATTGTGATTAACGGTAAAGAAAAAGAAATGAAAGAATTAGGGTTACGTGAAATCTTCGCCTTTTCTCGAATCTTAAACAAGATGGATATGAAAGAAGAGTTTAAGAGTTTAGCGGTACGAGGTGCTGAATTATCTAAGATTGAAGGAGATAGCACAGCTGCAGCTACTGAGTTAGGCGTTGAAGTAATGTACGCTATCATTACTAAATTAGGTAACGCAGAGGACGAGTTTTTTGATTTCTTAGCTAAATTGTATGGGGTAAGCGTACCTGAATTTGAATATCATTTTGGTAGCCAAATTGAAGAACTGGTACAAGACTTTATAAATAACAAAGGTAAAGATAATTTTTTGAACTCAGCCAAAAAGCTGTTCAACTTAACGAAATAGATGTAATAGATACATTAGCAAGTAGATATGGGGACATGAGTTATGTCATGTCCCTTCCTCCTTATGAAATATTCCTCTTATATTTCAAAGCATTAGAAAGACGCCAAGAAGAAAGAAACTTTCAAGCGTGGCTACATACGCTTCCCATTATGGCTCTTTCTGGTGAAGTTCGAGAATATACCCCTCAAACAAATCAGCGTACGGAAGATCGTCGAATGACGGAAGAAGATAAGGATAGAATCCTCAATCGTGCGATTGATATATCAAATAGATTTAAAGAAATGCGTGGTGATTAACGCGTATGGAAGTATTTAGAATGTTTGGCTCCGTGTTCTTGAAGGATGATCAAGCTCGACGGGGCATGAGAGATTTAGATAATACTGCTAGAAGAACATCAGACAATATGAATAGAGGTTTCACAAATACAGGCAGTGTCATGGGTAAGATGGGAATGTCTGTTGGCGCTGCATCTATTGCCATGATGGGGATGTCAGGTGTTGCTGTTGGTGTAGGTGCTGCAGTAGCAGGTGTTGTTAAAGCAGGCGCTAGTTATGAAAAACAGATGAGTAAGGTTAAAGCACTTACAGGTGCATCAACTGGTGAAATGAAACAATTAGATGCACAAGCTAAGCATTTGGGTTCAACAACTAAATTCAGTGCATCTGAAGCAGCTGATGGTATGGCTTTCCTTGGAATGGCTGGTTATAAAACCAAAGATATTATGGCAGCTATGCCCGGGCTTCTGGACCTAGCAGCGGCAGGTGCAATGGACTTAGGGTCGGCAGCAGATATAACATCGAATATCATGTCTGGGTTTGGACTTTCTGCTGATAAAACAGGGCATGCAGCTGATGTACTTGCTTTAGCTGCATCAAATGCCAATACTGATGTAGGTCAATTAGGTGAGGCGATGAAATACCTTGCCCCAACTGCTAAATCTGTCGGTTGGTCAATGGAAGAGTCAACAGCTGCAGTTATGGCGATGTCTGATGCAGGTATCCAAGGGTCAATGGCGGGACAAGCTTTCGGTTCATCGTTAACAAGGCTTGCTGATCCAACTACGAAAATGAGAAAGGTAATGGACGAATTAAATCTATCTTTCTTTGATAGTGAAGGTAAAATGAAGCCGCTACCTCAATTAGTCGGTGAAATTCAGGATAAAACCAAACATTTGACCCAAGAACAGAAGGCAGCTCGTCTATCTACATTATTTGGTGCAGAAGCGTACAAGCATTGGGCTGTTCTACTTGAAGCAGGCGGCGAAAAGTTAGGTAAGAATACCGAAATGCTTAAACATGCCGACGGTGCAGCTAAACAAATGGCTGATACTATGTCCGATAATCTCGTTGGATCGTGGGATAACTTCCTATCTAAATTAGAGGGTGTGGCTATTGCTATATTTACGAGAATTGCTCCGGCTCTTAGATGGTTAGTTGATGGAATGGCAGGAATCTTAGAGTGGACGTTAAAATTACTCGATGGTTCTAGCAATATGACTAAGGGAATTGGTACACATTTAGAGGGGCTCGGTAAGGCAATTACGACGGTTTATAACGTTATTGCACATCACTTTAGGGCTATGGTTAAAATTTTTGAAGATAATAGTGAAGCTATCATGAAAATTTGGAAGTTCTTATGGGACACCCTCGGTCCTGTAGCGATAAAAACTATAGAAATACTAGCCTCTGTTATAGATACAGCCCTAACGGCTTTTCGTAATTTAGTACGATTGGTTATGGCACTCATAACTGGAGATTGGCAAGAAGCATGGGAATCTTTCAAAGATTTGACAATGGAATTGATTGAAGGTCTCGGAGATTTAATGTCTATTCTGTGGGAAGGTTCTGTTACTCAGAAACTTGTACAAAAGATAGTTCAAGGTACTAAAGACATATGGAGCGGTCTGGTTAGTTGGTACGACACTATCTGTAAATGGTTCTCTGATATGATAGCTGCTATAGGTGAGTGGATTGCTCCTTGGTGGAACCCTATAAAAGAATGGCTTGTAAAAACACTATTTGAATGGACTATAGGTCTTCGTGACTGGTGGAATGCTATTTCTGAATGGTTTACTACTACCAAAGAGGATTTCGTTAATTGGCTATCAGGTTGGTGGAGCGCTATTGTCGATTGGTTCTCTGTTTCTACAGAAGAATGGAAGACTCGTTTAGGGGATTGGCACCAGGCTATTGCTGAGTGGTGGGATAAGCTACCTGAGGATACTTTAAAGTGGTTAGAAAACATCTCTAAAGCTCTCGAAGAATGGAATAAGAAGCAGATAGATCAATTGGTTGAAGACTTTAAGAAATGGTGGGAAGTTATTGACAACTGGTTCACTGAGACAAAAGAAAAGTGGTCAGAGAAGTTAGAGACTTGGAGCGAGAACATCCAAAAATGGTGGGAAGAAATGCCTGACAAAATCTACAGTTGGTTTACTGGCTGGTGGGATAAAATTTCTACTTGGTACGATGAAACAAAAGGGAAAATAGGTGAAAAATTAGAGGAATGGGGCAAATCTATTCAGACTTGGTGGGAAAGTATACCCAATAATATATCCAACTGGTTTAAAAACTGGTGGAACGCTATCGGTCAATGGTACGACGATACGAAGAAAAACATTAGCGATAAATTAAGGGGTTGGGGTGAAACAATTCAAACTTGGTTCACTGAAATGCCTAGCAAGTTCAAAAGTTGGTTCAAAAACTGGTGGAAAGAAATGTCTGATTGGTTTACTCAAACTAAAGAGGACATTAAAAACTGGTTAAAAGGTTGGTTAGAAACAATCAAGAACTGGTTCAAAAGTGCACCGGATGAATCAGGAGCGAAAAACTCAGGGGCGAAAATGATTAAAGAAATGGTTAAAGGCTCTGTGTCAGAAGAACCTCATTTTACTGAGAAATTAGGTAAGATGATTCTGAAAGTTATCGGTCTTGTTTTGCTAGCGGTTGTTGTTGCGTTTGTATCGGCAGGTAAAGAGTTAATTAAATACATCATTAAAGGGATCGGAGAAGCTGCACAATGGATTCAGAATAAGTTAAAAGAAGTCTTTACAGCAGGATTAAACAAGGTTAAAGAAATTGATTGGATAGGACTTGGTAAGGATATTATTCAAAAGGCTATTAAAGGTCTGTCAAGTATGGGTAAAGCACTACAAAGTGCGTTTACAAGTTTGTTTAAAGGAATTCATATTCCAGTACCTAAGTTCTCTGTGAATGGATCCTTAAACCCTGTTAATTGGGTAGATCAAGGTTTACCTTCTGTAAATGTTAGATGGGCAAAGAATGGTGCATTAATTAAACCGGGAATGCCAACACTTGTCGGCGTAGGGGATGCTCCTAACTACGATGAGGTAGTTTTACCACTTAAAGATGATACCCTAGGGCGTATCGGTAGAGAGATTATGCAAACAATGCCCACAAGTGGAGTTCAACAAGTATCCTCACAACCTATTGAACTAGTGGTTAATCTTGATAGCAAGGTGATTGCTAGAGAGACATATCAAGATGTTGAAGCGAATATCCAACGTGACAAAGAAACAAGGAAATTATTTTAGGGGTGATTGAATGACTTGTTTTGATAAATTAGCATTCTTTAGTTTTAACGGAAAAAGAAATAATAAAGTGATTCCCATGCAAGGCGTTAAACGTCCTGCATGGGCACCTATCGAAAGAACATTTTTAGAAGTACCGCATTATCCTGGCGGTCGTTTATTGCGTACAGAAACGAAAATGAGAGAAATTTTAATACCTGTAGCATTCATCTATGAAACGCCAGAACAAGGGGAAAAATTAAAAGAAGAATTGGCCGATTGGCTTTATACGGATCAACCAGCGGAATTAGTTTTTGATGACGAAAAAGACCGGACTTATTTAGCTGTCATTGATGATGAACTTGACCCAAATCAATTAGTTGATATTGGACAAGGTGTATTGAAATTTATATGCCCTATGCCTTACAAATTAGGGAAAACACAAACTGTAGAATTCAAACAAGATTGGTCAACGGAACAAAACGCATATTTCACAAATAAAGGCACTATAGAAACAAAGCCGATCATTGAATTAGAAATGACGAAACCAGCGACAAACCTTGATGTATGGTTTGGAAAATACCCTAACGAGCGCCAGTATTTCCGTATCGGACAACCTATGTCAATTGAAGATACGCCAGTACAAGAAAATGAGCGTGTATTATGGGACGAAATGAACAATTTAGTTGGATGGACTGACGCGGGGAAAACAGTATCGGGCATGGAAAGTACGGGTAAATTTAGGGTCAATTCAGGTCGGTACGCATTTGAAGTTGAAGATTTTGGGACGCCAAAGAAGGGGGCATTCACAGGCCCTATTATGAAAAGGTCGATTCCAGGTGGGCCACTAACTGATTTTAGAGCTGAAGCGTATGTAACATTGAAAGCTAAAAATATTTGGGAAATGGGGCGCGTTTCGATGTTCTTACTAGATGAACAAGGCGACATGGTTGCTGACATTAACATGAATGATCTTTATTGGACTGTAGAGAGAACGCATGGTTATGCAAGGATTGGAAACAATAAGCAACCAAACAATACTAGAAAGCTATTTGATTCTGGTGGGGCCGGGAATACTGCTTTTAATCAGTTTTACGGGCGTATGGCCATTGCTAGACGCGGGCGAACGTGGTCTGTATACTTCGCTAGATTCAGAAACGGAACGGAAATAGATGATGCGAGCGCCGTGCAATTCTTCACGGATGATGAGGAAAATCCGATGACGGTAACAGGACGAAGAGTGGCTCAAATCGCTATTGGTATCCAACGTTGGCAAGATCAAAGGCCAGTCGATTTAATGAGAATTGATGACCTCAAAGTTTGGAAGGTTAACAAAGTGCCAAATGGGGGAAAACCCTTTTTACTAGACACTGGTGACAAAGTGATAATAGATACAGAGCGTTCACTTGTTACCATAAATGGAAAGGACGCTATTTCTGCTAAAGATATATTTAGTTCATTCCCTAAGATTATAAGAGGGGAGAACAGACTCTCAATTATACCACCAGATATAAAAGCGAAAGTAACATATAGAGAGAGGTATAGATAATACATGCAAAATACCGAACTTCACATAATAGATTTTAAAACACAATCAATCGTGGCAACATTCCAGGATCAAGATTATTGGGACGATATGCGCGAGTGGGAATTAAAAAATAATGTTGACATTTTAGAATTCAAAGTCTTTGACGGAACGCGCCAGGCTATAACATTACAGCAACAAAACCTAGTATTGCGTCAAGATCGACAAGGAAATGTAATTCCGTACACTATCGAAGATGAAGTTGAAAAAATAGCAAAAGATCGCTCTATTACAGTTAGGGCAGTCGGATCATGGACAGGATTAAGAAAAGCTGGCTTTATTCGTCCGCAAAAGTTAGAAGGATTAACGGCCCATCAATATGTTAGCCTTGCAACTGCTGGTACTAAGTGGCAACCAGGAAACATTGCATACGCGTCTTTCAGAACAATGACGCTAGACGAATTCACTGATCCTCTAACTTTATTAAAGAAAACTGCAACTCTATTTAACTTAGAATTGAATTACCGTGTAGAAGTAGACGGAAATAGAATAACAGGTTGGTTTGTTGATCTGGTTGAAAAGGTTGGACGCGTTACACGAAAAGAGATTGAGTTAGGGAAAGACTTGATTAACGTAACACGTATTGAACACTCAAAAAATATTTGTACGGCCCTGCTCGGTTTCGCGCGTGGTGAAGATAATGAAGTTATCACAATAGAAAAGATCAACAACGGATCGCCTTACATTGTTGATAATGAAGCATTTCAGCGCTGGAGTGAGAACGGCCAACATAAATATGGTTTCTATCAACCAGAAACAGAAGGAGAAATTGACGCAAAACGTTTAATGACTCTTATGAAAACTGAAATGGAGAAAAGAAAGAATTCTTCGGTTAGTTATGAAGTAGACGCGGTTGACATTGCTGAAGTGTTTGGACTGCGACACGAATTGATTATGAAGGGTGATACGATCGGAATTAAAGATACGGCGTTTACACCTGCTTTGTATTTAGAAGCGCGAGCGATCGGCGGGAAAGAGTCTAACACTAATCCAGATAGAAATAAATATACGTTTGGCGAATATCACGAGATCGTTGATTATGACGCGGAAATGAGAAGAATGTATAACCGCGTTCAAGGGTTACTTAATAATAAAGCCGATAAGCCCCTTTTAGACGAATTAGAGAAGAAAATCAAAGAGCAAGAAAAGAAGATGCAAAAATCTGTAGAGGAAAACAAGGTTGTCAAAGACATTGCTGAACGATTGAAAGAGAAAATAAATAACAATATGGTGGACATCATTGAATCGGAAAATAAGCCAACAAAAGGTTTAATTGATGGCAAAACCCTTTGGCGAGATATTTCAAACGGTAAACCCGGTATCTTAAAGTTATGGACGAATGGAGAATGGGAACCAGTAGTGCCGGATGTAGAGTCAGTAAAGAAAGAAACGCTAGATCAGGTTAATAAGGATATTCAGTTAACCAAAGAAGAATTAAATAAGAAAGTGGAAAAGGCACAAAAAGAAACCACTGGCCAATTTAATGAAGTAAACGAAAATCTTCAAGAGTTTTCTCGAACGATTAAAAACGTACAAAACTCTCAAGGTGAAATAAATAAAACTGTCTCTGAAATGAAACAAACGAACAAAGGCTTTACTAAATCTATTGAAGAATTAGCGAAAAAAGACGGTGAAATTAGCAGTAAATTAAATACAGTCGAACAAACTGTAGAAAGCACAAAGAAGACGATTTCCGATGTACAACAAACAACTAATGACTTAAAGAAAACAACTACTGATATAGAAGAGAAAGCTGGAAAAATCAGCGAAAAGTTAACAAGTGTAGAGACAAAAGTAAACAACATCAATGATGATGTAACTAACTTGCTTGTTGATTCTGGCACTTTTGAAGGAGCGCAACGTGTAAGTGCAGTGTTTCCTCCGAGGTGGTATCTAAAAGGCGGAGATGCCAGACTATCTACTGATACGTTTCAAGGAAACTCTGTATATGAAGTTCAAGCCAACTGGTCAGGAATAGCTTATAATTTTAAGGATTTAATTGACAGAGGTGTTGTCAAAGCTGGGGATAAAGTTACTTACTCTATATATTCAAGAGTAAAAGGATTAGCAGATGGACAAACAAGAGATCAAACATTCTTTTTTTATACAGGAGCAACTGGCATAACACTCCCTACGGTTACTAATCAGTGGAAACGAGTTAACGCTACTTTTACAGTAACAACTGCAATGATGGCTCTAACAGGAACAACTATAGAGAGTTTTATGAGAGTTGAGCCTTCTGTTGGCGGGTCTGGGTCTATTTGGTACCAACAAAGCACACCGCAACTAACAGTTGGTGATAAAGTTTATACGTGGAGACCTGCACCAGAAGACTTAATAACAAATGGAGAATTCAACAAGAAAACAACCGAGATTGAAAAAAGTGTGGGTGGTATCAAAGAAAGTATTAAAACAGTAGAAAAAACACAAGTCGATTTTAATGAACGTGTTAACACTGTAGAAAAGAATGCTGAAGGAACAACTGCAAGTGTTAAGAAATTACAAGAAACACAAACTGAGCAAGGAAAAACATTAACTCAGGCTACTACAACGATACAGCAACATTCTGAAGCATTGAAATTAACAATGAAAAAGAAAGACGTTGAGGATTATGTAGGCGGTTTAGGCACTGTCAACGTGTTGAGAGATACTGGATTCCGTTTTGATAGAAAGTATTGGTATTGGAATACTGATGCTGGAGCAATGATCAAGGTCGATAAGAATCTACAATTCAAAGGACTAAATACATTAAGTGTGACAGTGAGTGGACAAACTCAAAATAGATGGTGGGGATTAACTGGACAATATATTCCTGCCAATGCTGGTGAGGATTGGGTTGCATCAGGATATTTTAATCACGATGGGAAACCACCTGCCTTTGATAATGGAACAGGTGCTTTTGTTGAAATCGAGTGGTTTGATGCAGCGAAAAAGAGAATTTCCACCAACCGAGCAAAGGCCAATATTATTAATCATACATGGGTGCGTGTTGAGATTACTGGAAAAGCGCCAACCAATACTAAATTCGTACGTTACAGAGTTTATGCTGAGCGAAATGGTCGTTTTTGGTTGGGGGCACCGATGTTGCAAATGGGTAAGAAAGCCTCTGAGTTTTGGGAAAACCCCAAAGATCAAACTGACGTTGATAAGATGATGGATGATATTGCTGATAGAATTGCCACGGAGCAATTTAATAAACGTATTTCTGAAATTCAACGTGAAATCAGAGTGAGTGCAGAGGGAATTGAAGCAGCAGCCAAAAAACGAGACATTTATGTAGATACTAATTTTGCTAAAAACTCTTATGTGCGTGAATTAGAAGGGCGTTTAAAAGTTACAGAAGATAATGTTTCTATTTCTGTTAAAGAAGACAACATTATCGCTAAGATTAATGTAACGAAAGAGAATATTCTACTTAATGCACAGCGTATTGACCTTAGAGGATATGTAACAGCTCAACATATTAGGGGACAAGTTCTTGAAGGTGTAACATTGAAAACTGCACCTTCTAGTGAAAAACGTTGGGTAGAGATGAATAAACAAGATATTCGTCTTTATGATGCGGGAGAGGCACGAACATTCTTAGGTTTCTACAATCAGAAGAATGGAGATCTTCAGCCGACATTCATTTTAGGAAGTAACGCAAGTTCTGAAATCCCTGGATCGTTCGTTGTTACAACTGTAATTCCTAAAACCGCAAACGGTTATGACTATAACAGGTCAGTAGCAACAATTGGTATGGCGGGATGGTACAACGCTACTGAAAATATCTTCAGAAGAAATTCAGAGATTGTTTTCTATAAAGAAAACGGCGGTATGTTCTTAAATGCATATGGTCCAATGAATTTAAAAACAAGAATGGATATGTTTTTTGAAACAGCATGGGATAATGGCGGGCGCAATATCCAGTTTGAAGCAACTAGAATGTTTTATGTCATGGCTCATGGTCAAATCAATATGAAGACGAACACAAGCTACTTCTTAGAGAGTGTTGAAGGGAAATGGATGTTCCAAAAAACGAATAGTGGAGGAAACACAACTCTGATTAGTGACAATGGAAATGACGTTGACATTCGTTTTGCCTATACCATGTTAAGGTCTTCTCATGTTCCTGGTTATCAAGGCAAGATTCAGGTGAAGAACGTTAACGGAAACGAATTTCGAGATCTCGAAGTTAGAAATATTGAACATAATGGACGTATCATCCAGAGGTCGACACAGAAGCTTAAAGAGGGCGTGAGGGATGTCGATTTTTCACCACTAGAAAAAATCATGGAACTAAAATTAAAAAGCTATTATTTGAAAACAGAGATGGCTAGATTGTATGAAATGAGGATGCACCGTAAAGAAGGAGATGAATTACCGACCCTTAAAGATCTCGATGTGAGTTATGGTTTCATAGCTGAACAAACCGATAAGGTGTTTTTGTCGCCACCAGGTGATGGAATTGATATGTATTCCACAACAGCGATACACATTGCTGCCACGCAAGAAATCTACGAAGAATTACAAGAAACCCAAAAAGAGAATGAGAAATTAAAAGAACATACAAAGGAATTAATAGATAGACTTTCTCGATTAGAAGGATTGGTTGAGGAATTATTACTTCCGAAGGAAAGTTGATAATAGGAGAAAGATAGATGAATATTTCAAAAGATACGATGATTATTGGTCCAATAATCGGTATAGTCTGTCGAGTCCTAGAGTTAATGTATGGTACACAGAACTTTTTAATGATGGCTGCACTTGGTACGGTCATCGGATTCGATTGGATTACGGGAACAGAAGCGGCACATAAAGATGGAAGTTATGCTAGTTCCTATGGAATCAAAGGAATTAAACGAACCTTAACGATTCTATATATTCCGTTCATGGGACGGATTTTAGATTTAGCATTTAATTTAGAGGGGATTGTTACCTTCTTCAATTTATTAGCTGGGGGATTAATTTGGCATATTTTAAAAAGTGCAATTGCCAATTGTTCTCGAGCTGGCTGGGATAAATGGATTCCACAAAAGACATTAGAAAAACTAGCCTCAGAGATTGAAGCAAAAACAACTAGAGCAGAAACAAGAAAGCAAGAGATTAAGGGAGAGATGAAGTAATGAACATTGTAAATATGAGAGGGAAGTTACGTTCAAAAGGTTCGTATAGAGATTTTGGTGCGGCTAGCAAAACACATATCATTGTACACCATAGTTTAACGAAAACAGGGAGTGCAGAAGCTTATGCACGTTATCATGTTGATACATTAGGGTGGCCAGGCATTGGTTATCACTTTGTAATTGAACAAGATGGAACAATTAAGCAGAATCATAGTATTGGTGTTATGTCGTACCATGTGGGGAATCACAATAAGTATTGTGTAGGGATTTGTTTAACTGGTGATTTCCGTACACAAGAGCCGACAACAGCACAGAAAAACAGTCTATGTCAACTTGTTTCGTATTTACAACGTAATTACCCGCAATTAAAAACTGTGAAAGGGCATAGTGATCTAAGAGGTTATGAATGGAAAGAATGTCCTTGTTTTGATTATGCAGCTGTATTACGTGAAGGAAATAACAATTCAAATAATAAATCAAAATCTCAGGGAGTGAATATTAAAGTGAATACATTTAACAAAGTCGTTACGTATGAGTTTGGTACAGCATTAGTACCTGAAATGTTAGGAATGATGGACGCTCTTGGATATGAGTCCCGCATTATTTCTTATGGAGATAAGCAAGGTTTAGTTCGTTTCGAAACAGCATATCGCCAAGGAAATGAATTGGACAGAGCTACAGCATGGCTAGATGCAAGGGGACTTAAATATTATTACACAAAAGAGTAATTAACCCTCTTGAATTAAAAATGAATATCATATATTCTATAAAAGTGATTGAAATTACTAATTACAAAAAGCCGATTCCATTTTATGCGGAATCGGCTTTTTATTGTTTATTTATATATCTTGATGTGTTATAATGAAGAAGCGCTGTTTGATTTATACGGTGATTGCTTCCTTACTATTCTCATTACCATTGTAAAGTAGTATTCAAAGAAAAATCCCCTTTCTACACAATTATGTAGGAGGGGATTTTTCTTTGGGAGTTGCAATATTTTTTTATTTTCTATTAATTATTCAATATATAACTATTAATTTGAATAATTGGGTTTAAAATTATTAATACAGTAGAAGTACCATGATGAGAGTATTGCTACAGGAGAATTTTTCCTATATACTGTAAGTGTGTGATAGGCAATTTGTCTAGTGAAGTAGGAGGGAATGTATATGATGAGAGCATGTGTAAAACCAATCGAATCAATGCAAATTAACTTTAAAAACGAGCAAGATGTGGACAAGTTCGTAAATTGGGTGAATGGAAATGGTAAAGATTCAAAGACGCTAACTACTGTTAAACAAAAGTTTTCTAGTTTTATGAAGGCGAAACGTGGTTAACACTTGAAAGTTTCTTTAAAATCTGAAGTCTTGAGTGACAGTCACTTCAAGGTTATTGAAAACTTCAGTTGTTCAAAAGAACAAGAGGTTGAAGATTTTTTAAAAAAAGATGCTTATAATTATAGCATTAGAAATATGGCAATAACCCGATTGTTTTTTGATGAACATCAAAATTTAATCGGGTATTTTACTGTTTTTAATGACCATGTTGAGGTTTGTAGATCGAAAAGAGAAAGCGCAAACCTCATCGCACCTAAAGGGGAAAGGAATTTCCCAGCAATAAGATTGCATTACTTAGGTGTAGATGATAAGTATCAAAAGCAGGGTTATGGTGAAGAAATCTTATTCCATTTATTTGCACATTGTTACGAGATATCAAGAATGACAGGATGTACATTAATTACTGTTCAGGCTTTAAGAAGTTCAGTGGGATTTTATAAGAAGAATGCGTTCATTGTATGGAAAAATGAAGCCAAAGCCTATCTAGATATGTTTTTCTTAATAAAAGACCTCGAAGTAGAAGATGAGAGTGAACAGGTCTTAGAACCAGTAATAGCACTTTCACAATAG